TGATTTAAGAGCACTTGGTGCTGGTGGTGGTAGGTCAATTCAAAGATCTATTGCTGGTGGTTCTGGTGGTCTTTCAACAGGACAATTTACATTTTTAGAAGGAACAACTTATAAACTAGTTGTTGGTGGCGCAGGGGAAAATGGAGGTCAAGGGGGTGTCGGTCTTGACGTATCAGAGGATGATAGAGGTATATCTTCTGGAAATATTGGCGGCGGCGGCCAAGGTGGCGGCGGATCAGGTCGCACCGGCGGTGGTGGTGGATTCACAGGACTTTTTGTTGGATCAGTTTCTCAAGATAATGCAGTAATTATTGCTGGCGGCGGAGGTGGTGGTTCCAATGATCCTGCACTTGGTGGTAATGGTGGGGGACTTACGGGCGGAGATGGTGCTAATGCTCCCCGTAGGGGTGGTCAGGGTGGTACACAATCTGCTGGTGGTGATGGTGGTACTGCAGGAGGAATTACCTGGCCAGGAGAGGATGGATTTGCAATTGGAACTATTGAAACTGACCCTATGGCATCAGGTGGTAGAGCTACCGCAACTGATCCCACCAGTGCCGGTGGTGGCGGTGGTGGATACTTTGGTGGTGGAGGCGCTGCTTCATTTGTGGGTGGTTGCTGTGCTGATGGTGCTGGTGGAGGTGGATCAGGTTATATTGGATCATCACTTTTGACTGACGGAGAAACTACAACTGGTGGTGGTGCTGATCCAGGCATAAGCGGATCTTTTGAAATAACTTTAACTGATACAAGTATTACAACTGATGTTACAGTAACTATTTCTGGAGCAACAACTGATGTTCTGACACTTTCTGCTGATGGTAATGTTTCTACAACCACAAGTGTTGCAGTTTCTAACTCAAATGCATCCAATTCGCCAGTTACCTCAGCGACAAGATCATTTGTATCGACTACTGCCAGAGCAGTGCTTAATATTGAGCAGATCGATAATACAGACACTGCTATCATTTCTCAACACAATTTTGATGATGATGGTGAAATTACATTTACTGATGCTGATTACCCTGCAAATCAAATTTCCATCTATGCTCCAGAGAGAGATATTGAAGTTGATATTGAATTGTATGGTGGTAAAGGGTTTGATTTAAATGGAGATTTAGGTGGATTTGAGTCCAGTGGTGGTGCATATTTTGGTGGAGACGGAGGTGTAGGTACAATTAGAATTACTTTAGAGCAAAACGTTGAATATGTTATCACAGGATTGTATGCGGAAGTAAATGCACCATTCATATACAGAAAGGCATCCTTGATAGCATGTGCTGGTGGTGGAGGAAGACCAACTTTTTTCGCAGATGGTAGAGAAGGTGGTGGTGTAGGTCTACGTGGAGATGGAGCGCGTAATCTAACATCATTTACAGGTGGATTAAATGATGAGGCATATTTCACTGATCTTTCCGAGATTCCACTAAATGAAGTTGTTGAACCTGACCAAAATATTACACCTAATGCACCTAATCAGGGTGGTAGAAGTCACGCTTGTCCTCCTGGTGATTATTGGAGAGACCAAGGATTGAGTCCGTGTGATGATATTCCATCAGGGAATAGATTTAGATTAGGTGACGGAACTGAAGTTACAAATACATCTTCATCCATCACCAGAGGATTTAAAACAGGATATATTAATATCCGAACCGGAGGAGAAGCGCAAGCAATATATCGGAGTGATGCTGAAGGTGCTGGAGAGGGTGGGCACGGTGCAACAGGAGGAAATGGCGCAATTTTTGGTACACCGTCTGGCAGAGCAGGCGGAGGATCAGGATATACAGATGGGTCTGTAACTATTGTCTCAAATCAAGTAGGTGGTTGGGGTGGTGCTGCAAAGGTTGTTATTAAACAAACTGTTCTTCCTGTGATTGGAAATATGACAAATCACACCTTTAATAATGCAACAGACACCACCACTAGACTTGATTATGATGGAGCAATCTCATTTATGACAGCCGAATCTCCAGGTGCTGCTGATCAGCAGACTGGCACATCAGTGAATCTTAAACATTATCTTTTGACTATGAATCAAGTCTATACTAGTATCAAAGTCATCAAAATATCAAGCACAACTTCTGGTGGAGGTAGTGGAGTTGATACATCAGAACCTGCAAAAGTGGAGAAAGTTTCTGGCAGTGATACTCAGTGGAGAGTTTGGTTTAAAAAGACTAATGGATTTAATACTTATGTAAGGGATTTCTCTGTGGAAGGAGTTATTTGATATTATAAATAATAAAAAGTAGTTTAACGGGGGAGAGTGAACCCGCATGGCAGTAAATAAGAATTTTGTTGTCAAAAATGGTTTAGAGGTCAACACTAAACTTATTCGTGCGGATGCAACGAATAATAAGGTTGGCATCGGCACCTCCGTTCCTAACTATGAACTCCATGTAAATGGAGGAATTGGTGCTACGGATGTTCATGTCTCAGGCATGAGCACCATTCTTACTGAACTGAATGTTGGTCTTGGCGGAACTGTATTGACAGTTCTAGGGACTGGTGATCAGTTTGTTGGTATTAACACCGCAAGTCCACAGTTTAGATTAGATGTTCGTGCTCCAGTCTCAACTGGTCAAACGGCACTCTATGTTTATGGTGACATGCGTGTCACAGGTGATATTGAACTTGATGATATCAATCTTGATGATGCAACTATTCAAAATCTAACTGTTACTGAAGCATTAAATGTTTCAAACAGTGGTCTCTCTACTTTTAGTGGTAGAGCAGACTTTAATGATAGTGTTGATATTGAAGATAATCTAATTGTTGCTGGTCTATCAACATTTACAGGTAGAGCAGACTTTAATGATAGTGTTGATGTTGAAGACAACCTGATCGTTGCTGGTTTATCAACATTTACTGGTATTGCGACATTTAGCGGCAGAGTTGGTGTTACAACCGACTTTGTTGTTGATGGTAATACTACCCTTAGTGGTATTGCTACAATCACTCGCCTTGAAGCCACTGATGTTAATGTTAGTGGTGTAGTCACTGCTGCATCATTTGTTGGTGGAGGTCAAATCGGTGTTAGATCTGAAGGCACTTTTATTGGCACTGGCGTGACGATGATTGACTTTAAATCATCAAACGCACAAAACACTGTTGATTTCGATGCCACCGCAGGTATCGCAACAGTCACCGTAACAACCGGTGTTTCTCTTGGACTCGCAATCGCTCTTGGCGGTTAATCACAATAAATACACATAACACTTAAAGAAAGATGGCAGAAGCTTTTTCTAATAAATTAACAAGAGCGGCGGGGATTGTTACCACGTCATCGAGTGGTGCTGTTGGTATCACTAGCACGATCATTACCGGTATTTCTACGGTTGGTGTTGCCGTGAGTGATCTAGTTGTAAATACAAACTTTATTGCTGGAACTAAAGTCACTGAAATTGGTGCAAGTTCTGTAACTGTTGATAGAACTTCAACGAATACTACAGCAAGCACGAGTCAAAGCGTTAGTTTCCTTGGACCAACAACTGCATACACTTCAGCAGCTGCAACAAAGAGTGTTCTGATCGGTGGAACTTTTGCAAACAATACTGACAACTCAGTTAATTTAACGGTTGAGGTAAGGGATCAAAGCACGGCAGTATCAGTCGCGATTGCAAGTAAAATTCCTGTTCCTGCTGGAAGTTCTTTTGTTATCTCTGATGTTGGAAAGACACTTCTTGAAGCAACTGATGAAGTTGTAGTGTATTGTGATTCTGCAAACGCAATTGATGCTAACCTCAGCGTTCTGACAGGAGTTAACTGATGGCAGATAGAAACGGTTATATCGGAAGAGCACCAAGTGACTCAGCAGTTCAAGTTGCAAGACAGGATTTTACACCCACTGGTGTTCAGACTAATTTTACTTTTGATGCAGGATATACCCCTGGTTACCTTGATGTATATTTAAATGGGTCAAAATTAGTCGTAGCACAAGACTTTACTGCAACCGATGGATCTGTTGTTGGTCTTACATCTGCTGCTGCGAGCGGAGATATCATTGAATTAGTTGCATTTAAGGCATTTAATGCGGCTTCCGTTAATAATGCAGGAACATTAACTGTTTCTGGCAATCAAACGAACAATGGAACACTTTCAGTCACTGGTGGCACAACATTAAGCAACTTAAATGTATCTGGAATTTCAACTCTTGGCACAGTTTCTGGTCTAGATCTAAATGGTAGTGTTCTTACCTTAGACGCTGATGGTGATACTACTATAACTGCAGACACAGATGATCAGATAGACATCGCATTTGGTGGTAATGATAGAATAACATTGTCAACTGGTTTGATTGATTTAAAGAACGATGGTTCTCAATCAGCAATTAGATTATATTGTGAGAGTTCTAACGCACACTATGCTGCATTACAAGCACCAGCACACTCTGCTTTCTCTGGTAATATTACATTAACATTACCAGCAACAACAGACACATTGGTTGCTAGAACCACAACTGATACTCTTACTAATAAAACTCTTACAGATCCTACTGTTGATGATAAAATCATCCACACTGGTGATACTAATACTGCAATCAGATTCCCTGCTGCTGATACATTTACTGTAGAAACTGGTGGTACTGAAAGATTTCGCGTAGATTCGGGTGGTGATGTAGGTATTGGAACCGCCACTGTTGGTAATGCACTTCACGTATTTAAATCTGGTGATGGTCAGACTCCAGTCTTCTTTGAAACTAGTAATGGAGCTGAGGGTGAATTACGTTTTTATAATGACAGTAATGGTTGGTCGCTTGACTCTGGAGGAAATTTAAGGTTTGTAACTGGCAGAACTGGAAGTGGAGCACCAACAAGACTTTCAATAGATTCAAGTGGTCGGGTGCTTCTGGGTACGACGACTGAAGGTGAAGCAAGTGCCGATGATTTGACTGTTGCAAATTCATCTGATTGTGGTATCACCATCCGATCTGGTACGTCAAGCAAGGGCAAGATATTTTTCTCTGACGGCACTTCAGGTCTTAATGAATCAAGAGGATACCTTCAATATGAGCATACTGATAATGTTCTTAGATTTGGTACAGATGCTGTAGAAGCAGCACGTTTTGATTCCAGTCAAAGGTTGCTGATCGGAGGAACATCTGCAGTCAACACTAATGCTCATGCAACCTTACA